CTATCCATTCTCTTTCCTCTTGAATTTCTGCACGGCGGTCTTTGCAAAGTTTAGCAATGTCCATCAACAATTTTCTTGCGCGGATACCGGCAGATTTATTCTGTTTAGATATGAATTTTTCATTTTCAAATTTGTAAGCTTCTATCAACGAAATTAATTGCTCATGACTGTCCATTATTATCACCTTATATAATATAGGATGGGGGAAACCCCCATCCCATGTCACTACTTTATCCTTTTAAGAACTTCGGTTTTTTGGATTTAAAATTTTCATCACCAATTTTAATGGTTCTGGGTTTTTTCTCATCCGGCAACTCCAGTTTAAGAGTAACTTCCAACACTCCGTTAACAATATCTGCACCCAAAACGATGAGGTCAGCTGAGAGGGCGAATTTTCTTACAAAGTCTCTAGCGGCAATACCTTTATGGACGTACAGAGTATCATCCTTAGCATCGGTATGCGTACCACTAATTGTAAGTGTTGATTCTACCAACTCGACATGCAATTCATCTTCAGAAAACCCTGCAACGGACAATTCAATCCGATAGTAGTCTTCATCTTTAATGATATTGTATGGCGGATAATTGTCTGACCGTTTACCTTCAGACGCGATAGAATCCAACTCCCTAAAGATTGATTCAAAGCCGATACTTCTCTTCAGAAATGGGTCAAATACTGCATTTGGAAGCAGTGGGGTTCTCATTGTAACTGTTGTATTTACCATTGTTTTTCTCCTTTTTTTAAGCAAGATAAATTTGCCCCGTTAGCGGGCGTATATACAAGGTTCGGATAAACCGCAACCCTGTATATTATTTAGTACACACGGCACCAAATGATTTACAGAAAATTATTTTTTTCTGCCTATGTTATATTTCGGCACCAGTTCCCATTGGTCTTTCTCTTTGTGAGACAAAATTTTAATCTGAGACATTGGTGCGGATTCAATTTCTATTGGGTCAATTCTGACCACATTAATTAGTTTCCATTCTACTAATAAATTAACTACGGCGTTCCTTCTAGACCTATCATTGTCAGAAAAATCTGATACTTTACCATCAAGTTTAAAGAGTTCCTTAAAATGAACAATATAGTACTTACCTTGTTTATGCAATATATGGCAAGACTGAAACAATTTCTTATCTTTGCGAGATGCCACACCAATTCGTGTCAGTGTCTCGCGTACTTTCAAAAAGTCTTCTTGGTCGTTGAGAGAAACCTCAACCAGAGCATCTATCGAACTCATCTCACTTCTCCTATCCACCCTTGTCGAGCTTACTTTTAATAAAGTCTAAATCACTTTTTGACAATATTTTAAGAGCTTCCAAGGCACGTTTGTTATTGTATCCATAATATTCTTTTACATGATTTAAATCACTATGAATATCCTTCTTCGCCCAAGGTGAAAACCTTTTTCTGGGTCTTATAGTATTTATAAGATAATCGAATTGAAGTTTGTTATCTAACAAAGGATACTTATTCATCTCATTTGCATATAAGATGGTATCTTGATAGTTGGAGAAGTTCCTGTTCACCATGAATGCATTATATTCTTTTTGCCATTGTTCATCTACACTATCCATCAACTTGATTTTTGTACTGGATATCGCAGGCACATAGTCTTTAAATAAATCGTAACTCATTCTTCGTCATAGGTCAAAGTAATAACCACTCCATCGGCTGTCTTCTCCCCACTCTCATACATATACTTTATAACAGATCTCGCACCTTCTACTTTACCAGTTATAAACCCATGATAGTATGCACCGGCAACAAGTAAACTGCCTCCGACATACAACCCCCACTCTTGGAACCACGCATTCATTTCCATTCGCATTCCACCATAAGTTCAGTCAAACACGCAACCATGTTGATTTCTTGGTCGGCGACAAAGGCAGATTTATACTGATATTCTGCAATAGTCACTACCGCTTGAGGGACAGACGATGGATTTGCGACTTCATACAGACTGTCGTAGACTTTCCTAAAGATAACCGAACTGTCATTATCTAAATTCTGAGTAACCCATTTACGCATTTCATTGTAGTTTTTTAACTTGAGATTACTTACCAAGTCAGAAATTGAAACTTCTTCAATAGAGTTCAACATCCCCACATCAATTGTACCACCAACCGAATAACGCTGTAACTCATTCAGTACACGGCGCCAGTCGGGAAAGTGTTTTTTGATAAGGTCGGCTACGACTTTAGGTTCGTACTTGATATTTTCTTGTTCTAGAATATTGCGAACACGTTTAAAGAAATTCGCACCAAGTTGAGGTTTATCTTTATTCGATATGGTAAATGGAATTACTGCACATCGACTGTGTAGAGGTTCGATGATTCTGTTTTTAAAGTTACAAGTCAAGATGAACCTACAGTTCGCAGAAAACTCCTCTATAAACCCACGAAGGGCTGGTTGAGTAGATTGGGGATTAAGATAATCTGCCTCATCAAGTATCACCACCTTACCTCTACTGGAAAACGATACAGTAGAGGCATAGTGACGAATCTTGGTTCTGAGTGTATCGATGTTTCCATCTTCAGAACCGTTGATGAGTATGTGATCCATACCAAGTTCACTGCACAATGCCTTTGCGACAGTAGTCTTACCAACACCAGCACCGCCAGTTAAAAGTAAGTTTGGCAATTCACCAGTACGAACTATTTCGGAAAATGTATCCTTCAATCCTTGAGGCAAAATACATTCTTCAATTGACGATGGGCGATATTTTTCTACCCACAACAGTTGGTCATTCATAATATAGTCTCCAGTTTTTTTTAAATATCGTACTCAGAGTCTTGTTCTAGAGTTACCCAGTACTGGACATCCTTAGTTGCATGGCGAAAAGTCGAAATCTTATCTCGCGATACACCGACATTATAATCGCCTTCGATGAACTTCAAGTTTTCTGCGCGAAAGTACATGTTAAACTCTACATCACTTTTACCTACAGGTTCCTTTGCAATGTCCGTAGTATCGTTCTTCTTGTCTAGTGCGACAAAGTTGATATCACCATCAAACGTTTGCAGAGCATAGTCTGGTAAACCATTAATAGATGCAACCTTCTTAATCGTCTGCAAGGTAGTATCAGTCAATACAACATCGATATCTGCGGCAGGCGCATCCTTCGCATCATCTGGGTCGTTGTCAGAACCAGACATTTTAAAGGTTGTGGTGGGGAAGACGATGATTGATGGGTCAGAGGCCATAAACTTATAACTTTTCTGTCCATCAGTCATCAAGATAAACTTGTCATTAAATTCAAGTTCTGGGTAAATCGATAGATTACCGATAAACCTTGGCAAATCGTAGATTCCAAACTGCACTGGGAAATCCTCTTCTACATCCGCAGACGCAAGAATATTCCGCATTACAGACATCGTTGATACTCTGTTGCCGGGCTTCAGTAAAATTGATTGATTGATACTTGCAAAATTACGCAGTATCTGTTGGGTTTCTTCACTAATTTTCATTAAATATTTTCTCCTAAATTTTCATGAATCAAGTCATGGTTATACAGTCCTAGTATACCATAATGTATTATCTTTAGCAAGTCTTTTCTCCACTCTTCTGGACTTTCTCCTTTCTTGCCATATCTCTGTGCATACTTCGACACATTACCAAGGCAGAATCCTTCGCCATGGCCGTTGTCCATTATCACTTCAGTCGCCTGAAATTGAGTTTTGGAATAATGTTGACCATAAGTGCCTTCAATATACTCTGCAATTTCATCCAGAATTTCTGGTTCATTGAATTTGTATTGATGGTCTTCTGGTGACAATAAATTACTCATATATTATATTCTCCAACTTTTTTGAATTTTCTCCGAGACTTTGAAAACTGTTTCAGTGGTTTACTAAAAATCTTTAGCACTCCACCCAAAGGTTCGTATGCATAAAGATGACCGGCTGGGTCAACATGGTATTTGCCATTGGAGACTTGTTCTTCACCCCAATCAGTAATTTCTTGTAAAATCTGTATCATTCTTTTTCCTCAATTGCATCTTTTATTTTTTCGATGAGGTCGAGAATGGTCTCAACCTCTTCAATATCCTCTTGCGTATCCAACTCAACTTCAATTCGAATTTTCATTAGTACGGCGCGTCATCCTCTGTTGCATAATCACTAATAACTTCTTCTAATGTCTCTGGTTCAAACTCCGAAACAACTTCAGTGTCGTTTGAGATTTTAGAGTACAAATCTAGAAAAGACTCTTTGGTATCATCATCGAAACGAGACACACACAACTCGACAGACTTCATACGGTCTTTAAAGATTGCGAAAGTCTCGACAATAGCAACTAGACGGCGAGTAGAGATAATCTCATCGATACCACCATCAGCAAAGGTTTTGCGGATTGCAGATGCCCATACCGTAAGGTTTTCGATAAACTCTTCTGTACCTTCTTGAGCATTGACACCCAAAGTCAACAGATTGTTTGCAAGAATTGTCTTCTCTACTTTCTGTGTAGGATATTCCTGTTCGAAAGTGATTTTGAAACGTTCCAAGAATGCCTCGTTCAGAACATTGGTTCCGATAAATCGACCATCTTCTGAACCCTTACCTTTGGTATTTGCAGTAGCGATAACTGTAAATCCTTTGGCAGGCGAAACAAAACGATTATCTTTCTTGAGATAGACACCCTTACCGTCAATGATTGACTGAAGGCACATAATCTTGTTAGACGCAAGGTCAATTTCATCCAGAATGAGAACTGCACCAGACTCCATTGCGCGAACAACAGGGCCGGCAATAAACTCGACATTACCATCAACTAGAGTTTTGTCACCCAGAAGGTCACTCTCATCGGTCTCAATAGTAATTGGAATGGTAATGCACTCACGGCGAAGACGGGCACAGACCTGTTGAGAACCGTAGGTTTTACCGTTTCCAGACATACCAGTAATGAATACTGGATAGAACATTTTGGAACGAAGGATGGTTTCCATATCTTTATAGAAACCAAACTTTACAAAGTTTGGGTCACGTTCTGGTATCAGACTTTCAGTACGAGACAAATCAACACTAGATGCCATATTGACGGCGGTAGTGATTGGTGTTGGCATCGTAGAAGTCAGACCGTCTATTGCAGGGAGTTTGTACTTTCCGCGAGCAACACGATAATTGTCTGATTTTAACCAACCAGCGTCAGTGAGTTTGTGAACTCTAGCGACATTGTTGATTTGTGTGCGAGAGAGAACATTCTCATTGGGATATGTAACAGCACATGCATCAACAAAAGTCTGTTGGGTTTCAAGATTAATCATAATATAGTCCTTATTTAAGGGGGGGATAAACTGTCATTACAAGTGTATGATCTCACATATTGGTAGCAATGTCAAGCGTTATTTCACTAATTCTACAAATTTATTTAACATCTGTCGATTTGAGGTCTTCGACTTAGAGTGGGATGCAAATGCCTTTGCGATTTGGTTCTTAGTTTGATTGTGATTGACCTTCAAGTCATCAGTCACAGCGGCGGTCTTCGCATTTACGATGTAGTACTCATTATATCCAGTAGAGTGGGCAACCACAAATTTCTCTTTATTGAAGACTTTGCGAGCTTCCCTCCACTGTTTATCTCTAGTGTAAGGGTCTGCTTGTGGGTCACTAATGAAAGATTCCATAGCATGTCTCACGGCAGTAGTACCATGAGTCAGATAGAATCCAATAGCATTCACATGATGTTTTGCGCGAATAAACTGCACAATACTATTAGTCACTTCTCGACCTTGACCCAATTCAAATTGCGTACCAGTTTCACTATCTGTCACTATTGTTTTAGTGCGATCGAAACGGGCAATATGCTGTCTATATCGGTCACCAGACTCTGTAGTCTGCATTGCAGAAAGACCATAGTTACTATCTCCATCACTCAGAACTACTAGATTGACTTTCTCTAGACTATTCGACTTGCGAAACTTACCAATCATCCTTTCCATTATCAGCAGAGACTCGTTCAATGGAGTCGAACCCATATCGTCCCTACCCCAAGGAATGCGAAACTCCCAAGTCTGAGCAGTGAGACTGTAAACCATCTTCAATACATTATCACATGCAGTCTTAAAGACTCTGTTATTCATTCGACTAGACAACAAGTTACGCAATCCAGTTTGTGACTCTGGAATAATGTTTCCATCAACAATACCAGATAGTTGTTCATCTTTAGAATACTTACTTTCACCTTGGTCTACAAAACTATAGACTTCAAAAGGAATTCCAGCGCGGCGACAAAACTGTGCAAGCACCAAGGTCTGTATTGTGGTTTCTCTCAAGTAAGGAAACATCGAACCAGACCAATCAACAAGCATCATCATTCCGTGGTTTTTACCCTGTGGAACAATCGACTTCTGACGGAAGATATCTTCGTTTATCTTGTAAGACCACAACTTACCGGCATCAAGGCGTCCAGATTTTGTTTCGCGAGTCAAGGCATAGGCAGTTGCAGCCTTCTTCATTTCAAACTCTTTAACCAAGTAGTTAATAGTTTTTGAATTTTCTTTCATGACTGCATCGTAAGTCAGATCTTCT